TAAGCGTCAGAACTTGTGTCGCTCATCGTGACGTGGATCGTGTTGTCTCCCTCGTCTCCGCCGGACAGTGCTGTAATTTCTTTAAATTTGCTCTGGAGCGCGGTTTGATCTGCTGACGGTGTGTAGTTCCCGGTTCCAAGGCCGAATTTGGTAATTTTTACGGGGAGTGTTCCGTTGTTTTCGGCATTAACAAGCGCGGCGAGGCCTGCCGACGTAATGACTACGTTAGGCATATCAAAACTCCTAAATTTTCAGTGGGTGATTAGATGCGTGCGTACGAAACCGGTCTCATGAGCGGTGTCACGCTGATTTGAGTTGTGAGCGGCGTTATTTCAGAAGAACAACGCGCAAAAGAAGCCGACCGAATCGTTCCGGAAACTTGCAAATTTCCCAGCAGCGACTGAACGACAGTGAATGTGTAATGGCTTCGAACGGGTTTGGCTTCGTCCAGCAGCCTGAAAAAGTCTTCCTGAGCGTTGGCACTCAGCCCTCCGGATATGTCTCCGATAGAGGCGACTACCTCAAACGTGTGAGGCGTTCCTTTCGGGGTTTTCTGCCACCACTCGGTAATGGAAACGGCAGATCCGAGAGATTCAAGGACTTTTTTAACTGCGGACAATGTACCCATACGGCATTTTTGAGCCACGACCGTTTTGGCCACCTGCCGTTTTTGGCTCAGGGGCCAATAATCACGCCAAGTTGTGAGGTCAAACGAGTAGGCAATATGGTCCAGCTGCGTGCTCGTCAACTTGTCGACATTGGCCAGCACAGCGCCCAATAACAAAAAACCCGAAACTGTTTTCAGTTCCGGGTCGATTGCCTCTGCAGATTTTTTTACCTGCTGATCCGATGAAATACTGTCGGGCAGCAGATCACCTAAAGTGATGTCCTGTAGTGTTTTCATTTAGCCATCCTCCAGCCCTTTAAATGTCACTGTCACGGACGAGCATTGGGCCACCTGAGATTTAGTCAAGGTCTTAAAGGCGGGCGTTAGGGTTGAATGAAGAATCCGGCCGGCGCCAGCATCCCGAACTCGTTTAATGAGTTCATCCGGATTGATGTCTCTGCCGATTTTGGCCTGCTGCCACGCAACGTAATCATTTACAGCAGCTTGCACTGCCGTCTGGATCGCAGAGAGCCGCACTGCGTCACTCTGCAGAACGTAATAGTCAACGTTGACACTGTACGAAGAAGCCGTCGGAACTTTTGCGTGGACTTCATCGGTCAGCGGCCTTATCTCCTCTCCGGACAGATAATCCTCAACTTCCTGCAGAAAGGCCGCTGAGGGCAGCGCGCCTCCGGTCAGAAGCGTGTAAACGTTCACAACGCCCGGAGTCGGCGAATCAATCGCTACGTCAATAATGGAAGGAGAGACTGAAAACGCGTGGAAAATGTAGGCCTTCTCCGGACCTGCCACAGAAAAACTATTCGGTTTCAGGCGCAGGCGCTCGGCATAGCTTGCATCGCTCTCGATGTCGGAACCGCCTATTGATTCGGTCGTGTTTACGGCACTGGCCAAAAATGCCAGAGGCGCCACAATCGTAGAAATTTGCCCGGCTAAATAGCCGTTTCCGATGGTTCCGGCCTGCGTGCATTCTGCTTGCGCCGTCCCCTGCAGATCTCCCGGAGCGACGGTCACCAGTTCAGTTGTTTCAAATATGACGTTCCCGGCGCTCACCTGAAAACCTGCAGGTATAAAAAAAGCGCTCGAAAGCACTTGTGTGAGTGTGAACTGAATTGTCGTGACAGCTTTGTCTGGGGGCTGTCGGGCCGTATCGAGAAACACACCCAAGGCGTCCAAATACTGACCCTGGGCGTATGTGAGCAAATTCTGCTGCGCTCCATGGTTAAAAACTTGCCGCAGCTGAATAATTTCCGACGCAATCGTCAGCAAAAACAATCGGACCGGATCACCGGCACTGAGCGTTCGGCTGGCGGCGGTCTCATAGCGATTGATGATGTCTGACTTGATTTTCTCCGGATCCGTCTCAATGAAATTGACATCCGGCATTCCCCATCTGGGTAGAGTCTCAGGCATTTCCGCCTCCGATACTCAATGTGATAATTGGATTCAAGAGGCCGTCCATGGCGTCCTCCGCCTTCTCTCCGAATTCGATTTTGTCGATTACGGCTCTGGGCTCCCATCGCTCAACAGCCTCAATAATTTCAGCCTGGATAAGTGCTTTGGCAATGTGGATCGGCTTATCCACATGCTCCCATTCAAGACCGAAGTCTCGATCCAGAGGGACGGTCCCCTTTCGAGTTGCCAGAATCGTCCGGACGTTCTGCAGAACTTCCGCTGCCACGGTGCCGGGAGCAAATGAAATCGGCTGGGATAAATTAAGAACGTGTTGCATTTTCTTCACCGCATTCGGTTAATGAAATCGTTGCTTCGGCGATCTGGCAGGCGCCGAGGCCCGTATGGAAGCGCCGTTCCTCCGAGATCGATTCAAGGACAAACTTTCCCATGTAGCGCGGCCCCAGAAGGAGCCTCTGGGGCTTGTGAGAATCAAGCATTTGTTTCAGTAAAAACAATCCCGTCTCGGGAGGCGAGTTCAGAGAACTATCGAAACGAATCTTGAAACTGATCATGTCAGGCTCTTCTCCGATCCACTCAAGAACCGGCTTCCTGCCGATCACATCGTGGCGGGCGTATTTTGTCGCCAGCTCTCTATTCACATCTTTGAATGTATTCACGATATTTGAGGAACAGACAAACGGGAGAGTTCCTAGCAATCCGGTCACTCCGAAGGCCATAACGTCCTCCTTTAAATGTTAGTTCCGTGGACGGTGCCTCCGGCATCAATATTCCCGGTGACCGAAAAATTTCCTTGAACCGAACAATTGCCATTAATACTCAAGTTCCCTGTGAAATTGACGTTCTCGCTCGAAATCGTTGCGCTTGAGTCGTTGAGTGTCATCGTTGTAGCGCCAATATTGAGATTGAGCGTCGGCGTCGTGATGTCAACCGAAGTCCCGCCCTTAATGGCGACCTGATTAGATCCCTCGACTTCAACTTTTTTGGAGCTCTGGGAGATTGTTTCCGGCGCCGAAATCGCAATGTTTTGGCGATTCAACGTGAAGTTTGTGCTGCCAACCACGCCCTTCAATTCATGACTGTTTCGGTTGTAGCTGAACTCGGATCCGTCTTTGAATTTCACTGTCCGGATGTCAATGGATTGTCCGGGAACATCCACATCGCCGGCATAAAAACTTCCCACTGCAAAGCCGGCCTCTTCTGCTTCATTAAAGAACAGACAAAGAACGTCCTCGCCGACATCCGGCAGCCAGAAGTCTTTATCGTGCAGCGTCTTTCTCTGGAGAACCGGAAGCCAAAAACTTGTTTTCCCGTCTTCGTCATCGAACGTGGCTCGGATCTTGCATTTTGCCGGGTCGATATCCGTCACTTCACCGATTTTGAGAATTGCCAAAACTGCATCACGGTCTTCTTCGTTTGCTTTAAACAACATCCTAATACTCCTTGTTGACGCGCCTCAGACACAGGCTCGTTGTGTATCCAGAACTGCCGCCGCTGTGGTTTGCCTCTTCGATGATGTAATTGCCGCTAAAAGCACCGGCGCCGACCACTTTAATAACGGTCCCGGCGCACAAGAACGGGGTTCCGACAACCGTCATGTCTCCGGTAATTTTTCTGTTGTTGAGCTGTCGGAGCTTGGCTTTAGCCAGCCGTTTCGCCTCTTCTAGCGAAGCGCAGCGTTTTTTCATCTCAAAGATTTGACCGTTTTCGTCGGCCTCCGGATCCGTGTAGGTGTACTCAAAAACAGCCGGATTTGATCCTTTGCCGTTTTTGTCAACTTTCTGCAGATTGAAGTCGTATTCGGTCGCTTTGGCCGCCTTCACTTTCTGCAGATTGAGGTCGTAGCCGGCCGCCTGATTCTTCTTCTTCGCTGAAGGGCTGCGCCACTTGACCTTTACTGCTTTATACGTGTCGCTTTGAGAAGCCTCGAATGTGTAACTCAGGATATCGCTGACACCGATCTCCATCGTGCAAACAGGATCTTTTTTCTCGTAGCGTTCTTGACCAAAAATCACAACGGTTTTGTCTGTGACTTTGATCGAGAGTCCGGCTTCTTCACACAAGTGCTGCAGGAAGGCCATATCGCTCTGACGAGACTGGTCAATGCGCTGGTACTGAGGATTTTCGGCGGAATCAAAGAAAAGCTCTAATTCAGCATCCCTGCAGATTTCTTGTGCGATTTCCTGAAGAGAATGGTTCTCCCAAGCGCGGTTTTTCTGAGTTTTCCGGACAGGCTTATTAAGCGGAATGGACACGGCTCGGAGTTCGTAAACCCGAGGCGCTCCGGAGATTCTCTGATAATCAACAAAGAATGTCCCTAAGAACGCCTCCGGCCCCGGTTCTTCCGTGGTGCCGGCGGACAAGTACATTTTTATACTCTCGCCGCCATCGGGCCTCCAACTGCCGGCCCACTTTCCTTCATTATCTTTGAGGGTCAGGCTGATTTCGTCTGCCTGGCCGCTCTCATGATCGGTAAAAGACCATGAGAGAAGATCTTTGCACAGGTCTTCGGACACATCTGTTTCGTTTTTGGAAAACAGCAGCCGAAGCCGCGTTTGTCTAGGTCCCGACATTTCGATCCTTCCTCTTCCATGGCGGAAGCATTGACTCTTCCTGAGCCGTTATCTGCTCGACCTCAGGGATGTTGAGCTCAATCCCTGCCGGGAAAATGACATATTCCTGATAATCCGGATTTGCCCGAATCAAGTCGGACATGTGCATTTCGCTCCCCAGCAGTTTCTTGACCAAAATATCCCACGTGTCGCCCTGAATTGTTTTATACATAGAGCCTCTCCTTAGGCGTAAGACAAGCGGCGGTCAGAATTGATTAAGCGTTCGAGTTCGCGCTTAAGGTCCGCAACGCCTGCTCTAAGTCCGGCCTGAACATCCTCTCTAACCGCTCCGGCTCCTGTAATCTGAATTACAGGAGAGAAGTTCACAGAGATCGAGGGGCCGGCGGCGCCCATCATTCCGCCAAGACGGGAAAGCGGGAGGATCGCTTCCGGCTCCCTTCCTTCGCCTACCATTGCTAACGACGGCCCTGTCGCGATACCGCCGGCTGCCAGCATCGGAATTTCCGGAATGTTAATTCCTACGCTCTGGCCTCCAATGCCCGGAACCATATCCGGAATCTTGAACGAGCCGAGGGAATTGAGTCCGGCAATTGCTTTGTTGGCCAACGAAATCACGAGATTCAGAGGACCTTTCGCGAAATCCGGCAGGGCTTGGAAGCATCCTGCAAAAGACGTTTTTGCACCTTCCAAAGCCTTAGTCCAATCTCCGGAGAAAACTCCGGAAATAAAACTGATCAGGCCTTGGAAGGTTGTTTTGATTCCGTCAATCGTCGGCTTGATTGAACCTTCATAGATGTTTTTCATGGTGGCTGCCAGCCCCGGGAATTTCTCCTCAAAGGCAGTCCAAAGCTCAACCAACTTGGCCTTGACCTCATCCCAATTCTTGTAAAGATAGATGCCGGCAAGGACCAGTGTCGCGAT